AATGATGCGCATCCTCCACGCGATCGCCGAGCGGAGCGGGATCGAGCATGTCCTTGCGGCTGCGGATGACCGTGTGGCCCTGCGCCATGAGCAGGGCGCGGAGTTCATTCGCCCACGCCATGACAATCCCCGCCTCGGTGATGTCCTCCTTCCCCACGCGCACGGTGGCACCGGGGTCATACACGCCTGGCTTGCGATTGGACATCCCATGTCCGGGATCGAGGAAGATGTTCATGTTTTGTTGATGAGGTAAAACACGCCAAACACCACGAGCGCAAAGCCCACGATGTAAGCCAATGCCAGCACCAGCCCGGTCATGGCCGCACCTCCTTGGGTTGTTTGGCGCTCGTCACCGGCTTGCGCAGGCCGTAGGCGATGGCCGCGATCTCCGGCTTGCCGGCCAGCGTGGCGGCGGTGCCGTAGAGGGTCAGGCGTTCGTCACGGGAAAGGCCCGCGATGTCGCCTGCGCAAGACGCGAGGAATGACGAAACCATAATGAGGAAGGACGAATGCAGGACTCTCATGGCGGTGACACTTGGGCGATGAGTGGGGAATAGCTCAGCATGCCGGGGGAAATCTCGGCGGAAGGAATGCGGTGCAGCAGGCGCACGCCGGACTCGGAGAGGGATTTATGCACCAGCTCGGAGCAGAACCACTTGCCGTTCTCGCGGGCAGGGCGTTTGGACAGGAACCGCGCCACGCTCCAGTAGTCGTAAGGCATGCCGAGCTGCTGAAGCGCAAACTGGATGCTGCGCTCGTATTGGTCCACGGTCATGTCCGGCACGGCGAACCAGTCGATGTGCCGCAGCTCGTCCTCCGTCAGCGTGTGCAAGCGCACGCCTTGAAATTCGCGGGCTTCGATGATGCGGTCCCGCGTGCCGGGAATGAGCATGCTGGCGTGCGAATACACGCTGCGGGTCTGCTTTTGAATGGCCCAGCCCACGAAGCCGGTCCCGCGATGCAGGGCGATGCGAGGGGTAAAGTTCATGTCATTGAAAAGTCCACGTCGTTGATGTCCCGCAGATCCGCCCATGCTTGCGCGGTGGCGTCGTAGCACATGACGCGGCACTCGGGAAAGCGTGTCGCGCCGGGTTTCTCCACGATGGCCCACAGCCACACATGCAGCATGGGGTTGATGTCATGCGTGCGGCTGTCATCCCCACGCAGAATGCCGCAGGCCCAGGAGCAGCCTTCATTCGCGGCACGGCGCTGGCATTCATGCAGCAGGGCGCGGGCTTGATCCTCGCACTCCCACACATCCTTCTTCCACGGCATGAAGGCTTTCCTGCCCGCCGCCGCGATGGCGTCCATGTCGCACACCGTCAGCTTGTCCTTCAGCGTCAGGTGCCGGTAATTCGCCGTGGTCGCATGCTTCAGCGCGTCCCAAAGCATGGTCTTCACCGTCGCACCGTCGAGCGTGCGGCGGCGCGTGGCAGGCTTGGGTTTGCGGAAAGGCCAGATCATGGTCCGTCCTCCTCCCCCTGCTGCGCGGCGAGGTTGCGGCATTCTTCCGTATCTGGCGGCACAATGCGGAAATTTTCGGCAATCTCCCACGCCTTGCCATTCTTGCGCGGCAGGGGATCAATCATGCCCTGCTCGATGTAGTTGATGACGGTGCGCTCGGAGATGCCTTCTCGCGTCGCCACGTCCTTCGTGGTGAGCCAGATCTTCGCGCTGTCTTTCACCAGCGCCTTGTCAGCCTGCCCCACGTTCACGCTTTGCGTGATGCCCTTGCCGCCACCGCGATCCTGTAACACGGCCAGCACCTTCTCATGCGCTTGCAGCGTCATCGTCACCCACAGCCCCCAGGTGAACAGGCCCGCCGTGATGAAGCTCAGCATGGCAAAGGCCAGCACCGCCAGCCCGCGCCAGATCGTGCTGAACTGCACGGTTTTGTTCGCGTCCTCCTGGTCGGTGATCGGGTTGCTCACGGCATCACAGGTTCCGCCAGCAATCCGGCGGCGATCATTTCGTCATGGGTTTTGCTCATGTCCTTGAAGAGCTGCGGAAACGCCTCCCACACCACGAGCCGCTGCCCTCGCAGCGATTCCACCAGCGCGGCCAGTTGCGTGTTCGTGTCCATAGACAGGTGTCCGCCGTCAATCCAAGGCTGAAGAATGTTGGCAATGCCGTTCAATTCGGCCTGCGGATGGATTGGAATCTCGCAATCATCCGCGACTTGCAACCAGCGCGTGCCATCCAGCGCCGTCACCCAGCCAAACAAATATTGCGTGTCCTGCGGCTGGCGCGTTTGTGGCGGTCGGCTCAGCGCCCACAGCGCGTCACTGAGTTCGCTAGCGGCGGAAGATGGAACATAACGAATCATGGCAGCGAGTAGTAGGTGCGCCGGTCGGCCACAAAAGCCGCCCAGCCGGTCAAAGCGGTGGCATCTCCGGCAAAGATGATTTGCTCCACGATTTTGCCCGCCCACGGTGTTGCGAGGTCGGCGCGATTGCCAACCCTCCAGCCGCCATTGATGCCCGTGGTGCCAAAGTTCAGCGTGCCGCTCACATTGTTGTTGCTGCGTGCGCTTGATGACGCGCCATTTACTTTGTAAATTTGATACGTCAGCGTGTTGTTGGTCCACCCGCCGACTCCCACCTGATCAGAATTGCCAAAGTAAGCACCGTAACCAGATCCGCTTTGATACAATCCTGCAAACGTCGGCGTGGTGCCAATCGTGCCCGCTGAATATCTGAAAGCTCCCGCTGCGGTGTCGAGCACCTGCCAGATGGTGAAGGACTGCGCCATGCTCCAGCTTGCGGTGTCGAGGCAGTCGTTCGATCCGTCAAACGTGAGCTGCCCACGCCCCAAAGAACCTGCCGCATACAGCGGTTGATTCGCCGCCGTGCTCTGTCCGGCGTTCCGGCTGTTGCCGCTCTGGTCGTAAAACGTGCGACAGTAAGCATTGCTCCCTCCGGTGCTGGTGAGCCAGGCCGTGATGGCCGCCGTGTCCAGATTTCCTGTCCCTGTAAAACCAAAATCCGACTCAGGAGAACCGCTGCCATCACTGCGCAAACGCATGCTGCTCCCGGCGAACGCACCCCACAAACGTTGCGGTGACACCGCAAACGCCACTGTGGGCGAGGTCAGCAAATTCAACGGCCCCGCGTAAGATCCCGCGCCGGATGAGCCGCAGCCCAGCAGGCACAGTTGTGATTCCAGCGGAGTGGGCGGGCCATGAAGCATAAGGCAGGAAGGGAGCGCGGAGACTCTTCTCCGCTCATTGCGGGCTTAGTTCGCGCTGCGGGCCAGCTCGATGAAGTTGGTGCCGTCAAACAGCAGGGTGAGCGTGTCGCTGGCATTCGGACTCCACGCGGCGGAAAGCACCTGGATGCCGGTGTCGGCGAGTTCGCAGGCATTGGAGGCCGGGGCGATGAGAATGTAAATCTGGCCGGTGATGGCTCCCGTGGCGCTCAGGGTGAAAGTGCGGTTGCTGGCGGTGGCGTCGTCGCTGGAAAGCTGGATGCGGTTGTTGCTGCCGGGTGTCACGGCCTGGTTGTCTGCGGTGAGCGCGGTGGCCGTGCTGGCTTGCGCCAAGATCACGGTGCCGGTGGCGTTCGGAATCGTCACGGTGCGGTCAGCGGTCGGATCGGTGGCGGTCAGGCTGGTTTCAAAACCGTCCGCCGTGCCTTCAAACACGAGCGACGCGCTGGCCCCGGTCACGCTGTTGGCGATGTCGGGCGCGTTCGTCGCCAGCGTGCTGCTCATGATCGCGTAGCTCGCGGCGGCGGCATTCGGCAGGAGGTAAGTCACATCCGCCGTGGCGTCCGCAGGTGAAAGGGTGATCTCGCTGGCGTCGGCGGTCGCGCCTTCAAACACGAGTCCGTTGCTGATGCCCCAAAGGGAATTGGCCGCGCTGATGTTGTTGGTGGTCAGCGTGCTGCCCAGCAGCGCGTAGTTCACGGCAAAGTTCGGCAGGCTCACCGTCTGGTCGGCGGTGGGATCAACGGGCGAAAGCGTGGTTTCAAAACCGTCCGCGGTCGCGCCTTCGAGCACAAGCGCGTTGCTGGCTCCCCAGATCGCATTCGCCGCGTCCACGTCGTTGGTGGAAAGGCTGGAGGTCAGCACGGTGTTGCTGGTGGCGGGGAACTTGAAGCTGGTGCTGTCGGTGCCGGTGAAGGTCAGCGTGTTGCTGGCGGTCAGGGTCTTGCCATCGGCAATCGTCAGCGTGCTGCCGGAGGCCGGGGCGGTGAAGGTGACTTTGTTGATGCTGGTGGCCGTGGCGACGCCCAGAGTCGGAGTCACAAGCGTGGGGCTGGTGGCGAGCACAAGCACGCCGCTGCCGGTTTCATTGGAAATCACACCCGCGAGTTGCGCGGAAGTCGTGCTGGCAAACTGCGCCAGCGTGCCGCCCGTGTAGGCCACGGTGCCACCCGTGCCAAAGGCCACGCTGCTGCCATCGGTGCCGGTGAAGGTGAGCGTGTTGCTGGCGGTCAGGGTCTTGCCATCGGCAATCGTCAGCGTGGCGCTGGAGGCCGGGGCGGTGAGCGTGAGTTTGTTGATGCTGGTGGCGGTGGCCGCGCCGAGCACGGGAGTCACCAGCGTGGGGCTGGTGGCAAACACCAGCGAACCGCTGCCGGTTTCATTGGAGATGACGCCCGCCAGCTCGGTGCTGGTGGTGGCGGCAAACTGCGAGAGCGCGGCGGTGGCATAGGCCACGGTGCCGCCCGCGCCAAAGGCCACGGTGCTGCCATCGGTGCCGGTGAGTGTGAGCGTGTTGCTGGCGGTGAGCGTTTTGGCGGCGCTGATCGTCAGCACACCGCTGCCAGCCGTCCAGGTGTTGCCGTTGAACGTGCTGGTGGTGATCGTCGCGCCGCTGATCGTCGGGCTGGTGATCGTCGGGCTGGAAAGCGAGGTGATGGCCGCCAGCAAGGTGGATACCGTGATGTAGGTATCGGTGCCGCTGGAATCGGAAAGCAGCCTTTCCGTGCCGGCAATCGAGTTGTCCGCGCTGCGGCCGGTCACGGCGGCCTGCGTGGAGGTGAACGCCACCAGAAGCAGCAGCGCGGTCAGGGTCTTGAGGGTCTTGTTCTTCATGGGGTGCTAGGTTTGGCGTTTGGGAAATCAGAGAATGTCCACATTCAGCGGCACTTCGATGTAATGCAGATCCAGATAGGTGTTCCCGCCGCTCGTCGTGATGGCGAGCTTCTGCTCGGGCACGCACACCAGAAGCGGCTGGCCGGTGACGTGGCGCGTGATGCCTCCATTCGCTGCGCAGGAAAGCGGCATGCCGATGGTGGTGGAATTGCTGCGGAAGGTGACGAGCGTGGCCGCGTCACACATCACCGTGTAACCGAGCACGACGTAATAATAACCTGTCGGCGCGGTGTCGAGCACCTGCGTGTCACTGGCTCCGGTGGCAATCGCTGATTCCGTCCAGTATCGCTTCACCTGCACGCGCTCACCGTTGCTCAGCATGATGCTGTTGCCGCCCAGGGGCCGCACGTTGAGCACTTCGCCGTTTTCTTGGGCGACATAGGTTCCGGCTTTGTATTGGACAGATTTCATAACGGGCGGCGGTTGAGATTAAATCGAAGTGCTGGCGGTGGGGCGTGTGAGTTGTTGGAAACAGCGGCAAACAGAAAAGGCGGAGGTCAGGCGGGCTGCGCTTGCTGCGGCGGCCCCAGAGCACCCATGCCTGCGGGCGCTTGCAGGTTCTTCAAATCGGGGTTCACGCCAAACTGGCGGCCGATGTCGGCGTTCTGATTGAATTGCTCGTTTTGAAATTGGAGGAACTGCGAGTATTTGCTCATCTGCTCCATCAGCAGCGGATCGCTGGCGAGCTTCTGCTGGTTCACCGGCAGCTCGGCCCATTGCTGGAGGATCTGCATGCGCAGTTCGGGATTGCCCACGGGCTTGCTGATCGCCTCGGGGATGACCACGATGCCGGCCACCATCTGCGCGATGAGTTGATTCGTCTCGCGCACGGCCTGCTCGGTCGCGGCTTCCATGCCCTGAATGCCCGCCGTTTGCAGGCGGTTGTCGATCCAGCCCACCACTTCACGGAACCACACCTGTGTGTTCGCCTGGCCGCTGCGGTCGAAGGACAGGGCTTTCAGCGCCAGTTCGATCTTCGCCCGTGCCAGTTCCAAATCGGTGGCGCTGACATCGCAGCGGAATGTCACATCGAGATCGCCTTCCAAGTCCTCGGCGGTGAACACCTGATTGACCAGCACGCCCGCCACGCTGCCGATGCGGATCTCGTCCACATCCTTCTGCACGTTCAGGCACATGAGTTCCACCATCTGCTTGTAGAAAGCGCAGGCGTTGTGCAGCAGGCGCATGCGCCGTGCTCGTTTCTGGTCAGGGTCAACATTCGGCCCCCGCAGGTAAAAATCATTCACCCGCTCGCGGTTCAGCTCCAGCACGCGGATCACACCGCCGCTGACTTCCGGCACTTCGAGGAAGCGCGGGCCGCCGCCGCCCGTGAGGAAACGCGAGTGCATCGCCATCCGCGCACCGGGCCGCATGCCATCGCCTCCGCCGTCGATGGATTCGAGCAAAGGCGGAGCGGCGCGAAGCTGCGTCTGGCACAGCAGCGCGTCCATCGTCTGTTTCTCCGCAAGCTGCGGGGAGAGCATTTCATGGCCGATGCCCTTGGAACTGACGGCGATGTTGCGCTTGTTCTCCCGGCGCACGAACAGCATGGGCATGCGTCCCGTGGCGTAGGGGTCGCACTCATGCAGCGCGTAGCCGTCAATGTGGCCGCTCACGATGGTATGAAACGGCGCGGGCAGTCCCATGTCATTGACGCCCCACTGCCACAGGTGGGCGATTTGATACATGCCCGCCTCCTGCAATGCCTGCGTCTGAAGCTGCACGCCCACATCCATGCCGTTGAGTTCCCATCCGGAGGTGGTGATGCCGATCTGCGTCCAGTCCACGACAAGGCCGGGATTGTTCAAAAGCTGCTGCGTCCATTCCTCGTTCCACTTCTCGCGCTCGGCGCGGATGAGGATTTCCGCCCGCGTCACCCACTCAAACTCCCAGAATCGCGTTTCCGCTGGATTCTGCGAGACACCGGGAAACAGGCAGTCAATGCCCGGCACGAGCGCCTTGGGCTTCGGCATGCCCGGCACAGGGATGGGCGCGAAGTAATCCGCCTCCTCCAGCCGGTTCTTGCGGAACTGCTTCAAAAGCTGCTTCGCCTCCTTATCGGAGATGAGCGGATCAATCGCGGCGATGAGCGGCAGCAGAATGGCCTCGCCTGCGGAGTTCATCAGCGCCTCCTCGGTCTGGATCATGGCCTGCTCCTGCACCATGTCCGGCGTCACGTTCGCGCCTGCGCCGGTGCTTTCATTCCACAACTGCTCGGCCAGCGCGTTCACAACGGCATCAAACTTCATGCGCTTGCGCCCCTTGCGCCACTGACGGCACCATCCTTCACGCCACACGGCATAGCCCGTTTCTTCAACGCAGTTCCATAGCAGCTCCAGCGCGTTCACGCGGTCGGCTTCCGACAGGTCCAGCTCGTAATCGAGCACATGTCGCCATGCCTGCGCCTTGCGGCTGCCGTTGTCATCCATGACATCACGGGCGCGCACGATCTTCTCGCCCATCCACCAGGCCATCATGCGGATGTCCAGGTGCTCGTTCACCTGCTGGTCGGCGATGCGGCTTTCCAAGTCGGGCGCACCGGGCCACGGGAACACCTTCTTCGTGCCCATCAGCTCCTCGTCCTTGGTGCCTTCGTAGTTCTTTGTCTTCCACCAGCAATGCCGCGTGCGGTGGGCGCGTTGCAGATCCTCAAACAAGCCCAGCGAGTGCCAGCTCATGATGTCGGCCCGCAGCATGTCGCGCATGATGCGGTGGTCCGGCTTGTCGCGGGCCTCCATGCGGGCTTCCAGTCCTTCTTGCGGTTCCTCCAGACTCATCGCCACAGTCCTCCCACGTAAAACGGTTTGCCGCTGCCGGTCGGGCTGTCACGGAAAGCGGCGATGAACTCGCGCTCCAGCGCCTCCAGCCCGCTGTTGGCCAGCCGCTCGGCGGTCTGCTCCTGGCCGGCCGCGTCTCGCGCCATGCTCAGGCAGGACCAGGTGAGGTAATCGCCAAACTGGCGCGGGATTAACTGCTCCTCCCAATAAGTCGCATTGCTCAGCAGAATGCCCGTGCCGCCGGTCACATCGGTTTTAGCCCGCCAGCACTGGCCGGTGGTGCTGTCATAAACGACATCGCCCGTGACGTAGCTCGTGGCACCGCTCCATTGCGTGCTGCTGAACTCCGGCACCCGCGCCACATACAGGCCGAACACGCTGCCTAGATCGCACTGCGGATAAATGCCGCTGGCGTCGATGACGCGCACGGGCACGCGGTAAGCGTTGCTGTTCGCCGTGCGCGGGTCGGCGCTCCACAGCGAAATCCACGGGCCATAAGAAATGTCCGCCAGCGCGATGATGCCGCTGGTGACGGTGAGCGTGGCGCTGTTCACCAAAAACGGCCACACCCAGTCTTTGCCACGCGGGCGGTTCCACGCCTCCTCGATGGCGGTGGAAAGCCACACGGAGAGCATGCGCAGGTCGCCCGTGGTCAGGTTGTGCGCTCCGGTGCTCGGATCAATGCGGCCGTTGCGGGCTGCAAAGTTCATGATCTGGTCATCGTAGGAGATGTGCAGGGCCGGATTCACGCCGGGCCTCCTTTGCTCACGAGGATGGCCGGGCCTTGCGGTGCTTTCGCCACGATGCGCGGCTGCGCCTGCGGTTTGGCGACAATGATGCGCTCATACTTCGATGCCGGCACGATGATGCTGTTCCCGCTCTTCTCCTCGATGGGGAAGAACTCGGGATTGTGCTTCTTGAACCACTCGTAAAAGTCACTGCCAGGCTGCCAGCACTCCCAGCCGGTGGTGTGGTAGATGCCCGCGTTCTCGTCCTGCTCCTTGAACTTCGCAGACCACGCGGCCATCACTTCGTTCGGGATGCAGTGCGCGATCCGAAGGCCGCCAAGGTTGCGGTTCGCCCGCATGCCAATGCCCATGAGGTTCTTCACATAGGCGGCGGCGGCGCGTGACTTTTTCAGAACCTCCTCCTGAAAGCGAGTGCGGAACGTGGTGTGCTGCTGGCGTAATCCGTCCATCAGGAACGGGCACGCGGCATAGGCATCCATCACGCTTTGACTCATACTCGGGAAGAAGGGGGTGAAAGGTTGACACCTGCCGCTGCCGGGACATCGACAAACCCGGCAGCGGCGGCATCATGCACACGCGCTTGCCTTAGGCCGTGGCGCGGGAAGTGGCGATGAAGTGCGCCTGGTTGTTGAGAACCATCGGCACATAGATGGCCTGCCACTGGCCGCGTTGGTTGGCACCGTCGCGGGGCAGCTCCTCATAGGTGGGAGCCAGGGCATAGCCGATCTCCAGCGCGTCCATGTCCAGCCCGAGCATGTGGCAGGTGCTGTCGATGAGGTGGCTGGTGATGAGGTCGATGGGGCCGAAGTCGCTGTTGTAGCGCGTCACCATGCTGGCAATCTCGCCTTCGGTCTGGTTCCAGCGACGCAGCGGGAAGTTGCTGCTGGTGGAGCCGTTTGTGTCGGTGAAGGTGAAGCTGGCAAACTGGCTGCGCATCGCCGGACGGCAGACGCCCAGGAAGCTGGTGCTGTCGATCTTGCGGGTTTCCGCCACGCTCTGAAGAGCGCCACGAATGTCCGCCTCGGTGACATCGCTGGCATTCGCCTTGTTGTTGATGATGCTGCCGGTGGGCGTGCGGTAGGCGGCGGCGGGCGTGGTGTCGGCATCGGTGAAGTTGCCGTTGCCATTCGCCAGGCAGCGCGGGATGCCACGGGTGACAGACGCGGTGGTGTCCGCCACCGGAGCGACGGATTCCTGATCCTTCAGCGTGACGGCCTCGATGTCGCGGTGGATCTCCACGCCCTTGTCGGTGCGGTTGTCGGCGAACACGGTGGCGGCGCTGACGCCATACTGTTTCGCCATGAGATTGGCCTCGTCGGAAACCATCACAAAGCGGCGGGACTTGATGAAGCGGGACTTGAGCAAGCCCTTGTTGCTCAGGTTGTCTTCCGCGTTCGCGGAGGTCGGGGCGGCTCCTTCAATGGTGCCGGTGGTGACGGGCGTGGCGTAGGTCTTCACCACCCACTCCGGTGTGGAGGAAAGCGGCTTGGGAGCCTTGCGCATGCGGGAAGTCACCGGGCATTGCGTGCCGATGAGAATGACGGGGTTTTTCTTCACGTCACGTTCGCGGAACGTGGTTGTGCTGAAATCGGTATCGAGAATTTTGGACATAACAGAAATGAGTTAGGGATGGATGAAAAGCGTCACGCCACTCGGCGGGACATGAGACCGGAATCCGCCATTTCATCGAAGGAAAGGCGTCCTCCTTGTTTGAGCTTGGCCGCCGCTTTCTCCGCGTCACCGAGCACACCGCCACGGAGGGGCAGGGAGCTGACGGTTTTGGGCGCGGGCAGATCGGCCTTGGAAACCTTCTTCACTTCCTTGAGCGGAGCTTTCGCCGCTGGCGATTCCTTGGCCGGGGCTTTCGCCGCTGCCTCACGGATCTGCCGGCCACGGAGGGCGTCGGCGATCCATTGGTCAAAATCACTGCGGGTGCGCGGATCGGACTGGTAAAGCTCGGTCAGCGTTCTGTGATCCTCGTGCCTCGGATCGAACAGCGTCCGACGCTGCTGCTTGACCTCGGCCCGGATGGTCTGGCGCTGCTTCAGCACCTCGCGCTGCTTGCCCTGGTTCTCCAGCACATAAAGCGCGTAACGCTGATTCGCCTCCAGTTGCTCCTCGGCGGTCTGGTCGGCAGTGTCGCGGTAATGGCTCGCTGCATCAGGGGTGTTTTTCACCCACTTCAGGAACTCCACGCACTTTTCGACTTCGCCGCTGAGAGCCTGCTCGTCGGCGAGATGAGCCAAGGGGCCAGCCGGAGCGGCGGCGACCTTCTCCGCAGTCTCCTGCAAGCGGGCCTCCAGTTCCTTCACGGTCGTTTCCTTCGCGGCCAGTTCGCTTTCCTTCTCCTTCAGCGCCTCGCGGCGGCTCACGGAAAGTTCAAACGCCTTTGCCACTCGTTTGGCGACGCCTTTGAAATCGGGATGCGATTTCAGAGAGTCCACCACACTTTGCTCATAGCTTCCGAGCTTGCTTTCCGCCTCGTCGGCCACCTCCTCCGCTGCCTCGTCGGCATCGGGTTCGTCGGCGTTCTCAGCTTCGGCAGGATCACTGTCTTGCTCCGTTTCTCCTGGGGTTTCGGTGTCCTCGGCTGCCGCCTCGGATGCCTCTGCCTGGGGTGAATCGGTTTCGTCTCCTCCATCCGGCACACCCACAAACGTCACGCCCATCCCGGCCATCAGCTCGTCCTCCAGGGACGACGCGGAAGCTCCGGCAAGAGACGGTTTTGCGGGCACGGACGACACCGCAGCCTTCGGAGACCCCGTGGATGCGGCGGCAGGCGTGGCAGACGCCTTGATGTGTTTTTCAGCCATGCCCGCAGCATGCCACCACCGCCCGCGCCACGGCTACCGCCCGCTGTCGCAAACAGCGGCAAACAGAAAATCATTCCTGCTCTTCTTTGCCCGCGCCGAAATACACCTTCAGCGCACGGCTCACCGCCTCCGGCTGTCCGAGCATGAGCGCCCGCGCCTCCGCCAGCAGTTGGTTTGCTGTCGTAGCCCGCCCGCAGCAGTGATCCCGGTAACTCGCCGGAGCCAGCGGATCGCTCTCATGGTCCGTTCTGGCGCTGCCCAGATGGAAAGCCAGCCAGTGCAGCAGCACATGCCGCGTGCTTTCCGGCAGGCTGGCGAACGCTCCCGTCACTGCCGCCCATTCCGGCTTTCGTCCCATCTCCGCCAGATTCACCACCAGCGGCAGTGCGGCGGGTTTCGTCGTCGGTTTGCGTTTCGCGGACATGTCAGTTCATCGAGCCTCCGTTCAGGTTCACAATCAAACGCACCACCGCATCCACGCCATACCGCGCATGACCGGCCACAGGCGGCGCGGGCAGCGGTCGCAGCATGCCGTTGTCCCGGATCTTCCGCATGAACGCATCGCCGTGCGAGAGGTTCGATGCTTTGAGAAGCCCCTTCACCTGCTCATAGGTCAGGCTAATAGCGATCCCATGCCGGCTGCGGATGAGCGTGCGAATCTCCCGCTCAAAGTCGCGTAACGTGATCGCACTCATGCCTTGCGCCCTCCTTTCTTCACGGAGGGCGCGGCTTCCGCCGTGCCGGTTTTCACCGTTTCACCGGCAGGAACCATGGCCGCCTTGCAGTCTGCCACCCGCCGCTTGAACAAACTGCTCACCGTGCCGCTCGGCGTCCTTACCGTGGAAACCAGTTCCCACCCATTTTGCCCCAGCTCCAGCGCATGCCACTGCTGCGGCAGATCCACCGACTCCCCGGCCACCTTCGGCCAGTTCACATCATGCTGACAGTATTCCCAAGTGTCTTTCATCGTGTTGTGTGTTGTTGTTGGTTGCTGCTTTTCGTCATTCCTCATTCTGATTTCGTCATTCAAAAACTCCCCCCCCCCTGCCATCCCTGCCGCTGCCGGTCCACATGCACAGGTTGCGCCGCCAGCAAAATGCGCAGGGTATCAATCGGGTCTTTCCACGCGCTGCCGCTGCTGCCGCTCACCGCGTAGCCCGGATAATTCTGCAACGCGCCGATGAGGTTCGTGCAATGCTGCGCGATCCACAGGCCGGGGCCGCGCCCGTGCTGAGGATCGAACTCAATCCAGCCGTTTGGCTGGATGATGCCGCGCTCACGATCCCACATGAGCATGCTGTTGATGTTCTGCTCACCGCTCAGCACGTTGTCCGCCGCCGCATTCCCGCCCGCCTGGCTGAAATACAGATCATTTTCCTCCATCCATTCGATGATGGTTTTGCTTTCCTCCTGGCCTTCCACCTGCGTGTTCGTGCTTCGGCTGTCGGAAATGCGGCGGCCGTAGAGGTCGAGCATGCTGCGCTCAAACTTGCCGCGCATGTCCTTGACGCCCTGCCAGTCCGCCAGTTTCGCCTCGATGCGCCGGATCTCAGCGGCGCGGAACGCATAGCCGCAGGGCCATTGCTTCTGCGCGTTGCCTTTGACACCCAGCCCGTTCTTGCCGCCCGTCTGCGCCCATTCGCAGTCCTCGCCCGTGTAGATCGCCGCGCCCGGCACGCTCACGATGTCGTTCGTCTGCGGGTATTCGTGCGCGATGAGAATGTCACCGGGGTGCATCTTGCCAAACGCCTCACCCAGCACAAACGCCCACAATTGAAACCACGCACGCCCGCCGCTGGCGTTCGGGTCTTGCGACATCCACCACGTTCCCATCTCATACGGCGGCAGCCAGGCCGGAACCGGACGCACATGCACCTGCACGTTGAAGTTCGGAAACGGTGAATCCGCCGTGCCCTCGGCGATGCCGTAGCATTTCCAAAGTTTCTTCGCTCGCGGGCTTTTGAGTTCGGCCTTTTTCATGCCCTCCCAGTTGCCACCGAGCGGATTCTGCCACGCATAGATCCACACAAAGCGCCGCGTCGGCATGGCGCAATGCACCACGCACGGCAGTTTCTCGCCACCGAGCACACGGCCCTGATCGTCGCAACGCGGCAGCAGCTCGGGATCGGCCTCGATCTCCTTCATCGTCACCGCCTTGTCCATGAACCAGCGCACCGTCTCCGTGTAACCGTCGCGGAAGGTGTAGGTGACGAACTGCATCGCCACCATCAGGCGGCCGATCAGCTCACGCGGAAACCAAAGCTCCGGGTCACGCTCCTTCTGCGCCAGCAGTTCCTTCCACTTCGGCATCATTTCATGCGTGAACTCCGCCGCCGTCAGCAGGCGGTTTTCCACCGCCTCCAGCACCATCACCGGCACGCTTTCATCCGCCCAGGCCGTCGTGGGGCGCGGACCTTCCAGCTTGCCGATGTCCTGCGCCCAGGTCTTGAACCGGCACACCGCCCCGCTCATCACCGCGCACTCGTTGTTCGTGAAACCGCCTGCGCGATCATAGGCCATTTTCTGGTTCGCCATCTTCTTGAGGCGGCCCGTCTCGGTCTTGTATTCGTTCGGCTGCCAGAACCGAATCGCCGCCTCCACCACCTCGGCGCTCTTATCGTCGTCGTAGCTGAACGTCCAAAACGTGCGTTGATGCTCCGGCATGTCCGGCGTGCATTGCTCCATCGCCAGCGTGTAGAACCGCGCCAGGGCTTGCGTCTTGCCGGAGCCATTCGAGCCGCCGACGCCCATCGTGCAGGGCACGCCCGGATTCGCCACACGCAGGCGGCACGTTTCCCACAGAATGTCATCCCATGAGCGGAAGAACCAGCCGTGATTGAACGGATCATCCGCCGCTTCCCGAATGCGTTCCTCCCGCGCCTGCACCGCGCGCATCGCATCCTCCGGCCCCAGCGCCATGAGTTCATCCGCCGACAACGCCGCCAGCATCCCATGCGGCCGCTGCGTCTCCGCCAGCAGTTCAAACGCCATTCTGGTTTCGTCCGTGCTCATAGAGTTTTGTTTTGGAGAGGAGCGCGGGCACTCCTGCCCGCTTCAGTTTCACATTCCTTCACCGGCACCACCTCCACCTCCGTCACCCTTTCAGCTTCCTTCAGCTTCATGCGCTCCTGCGCCATCTTCACGAAGTCATCAAACGTCTTCGCTTTTGCGCTGTCTTGCGTGTTCCCGCTAATCCGAGTCGCGCCGCCGCTGCTAAGTTGCTTGACGTTGTAAACCGCCGTCAGCGCCATGCTCGCCGCGCCCAAGTCCTTCGCGGCCTTCGCGGAGTAAAGCAGCTCCTCCACCTTGTCGAGCGCATCCGCCGTCAGCAGCGCCGAGCGTCGCCGGATGATCTCGTCAATCTCTCCGGGTTTGAACTCCCGCGTGTCGTTGAACAACGCGATGATGCTGTTGCGTGAAATGCCGTCCAGTCCTCGCGCCTGGCGATGCTGGCTCACCATGCCCTCGATCTTCGATTTGTTCGTGAGCCCCAGCTCGCGCACCAGATACAACGCGAACTCATACCCTTCCGGGTCACGTTCACGCCACCGCTCCGTCGTGTGCTCCCGCCACGCCTCCGCAGGTTTCGGCGGCACCGCCAGCCCCAGTTCCGTTGTCACCAGCTCACTCATGCCGCCCTCCTTGCTTGCGCTTCAAACGGCACGACATTCTCAGGTTGCGGCAGCGTGTCCATCGGACTCGTGATGCTGCGGGCAAACTGCGGAATGCAGTGCGTGTAAATTTGCGTCGTTTCCACGCTGCTGTGCCCGAGCAATTCCTGCACCTGAGTAATACTCGCGCCGTTCGCCAGCAAGTTCGTGGCAAAGCTATGACGCAGCGTGTGCGCCGTGACTCGTTTGCTCAGTCCGCAGCGACGGCGGGCATTCTTCAGCGCCTTGCCCAGCGTGTCCTCATGGATGTGATGCCTGCGCACGATGCCGCTGCGTGGATCGGTGCTTTCATTCGCCGCAGGCCACAGCCAAAACCACGGCCACTCACGGCCTGCGTTTGGATATTTGCGCTCCAGTTGGTCCGGCAGATACACCGGCATCGCCCCCGCCTGGCGGTCGGCATCGTAAAGCAACCGAATGCGCTCCAAATGCGCCCGCAACGTGAACACCAGCGAGCGAGGCAGGCATGTCACACGGTCTTTGTCACCCTTGCCGCCGCGCACCGTGATGAGGCACGCATCGAGGTCGATGTCCTTCACCCGCAGCGCCAGCAGTTCCGCCAGTCTCACGCCGCTGCCATACGCCACCTGCGCCATCAGTCGCGGCCCCGGTGTCATCGCATCGAACAAACGCCGCATCTCGTCAGGACTCAGCCACGACGGCAGCCGTGCCGGCCGTTTCGCCCGCGCCCACTTCCCCAGATCACCCAGCGGCTGCCGCAGCACATCGCGGTAAAAGAACACGATGGCAT